TTTTCTCATTCTTTATGGCGCGTTCAAAGATGCTTTAACCCTAAAAACTGGTTTTGTTAAATGGTGGACTGACGACCACAAAGAGATTAAACGCAAGACTTTTCTTAACGTGACTGCAGAACAACTGCAGATGATCTTGTCGGAGGATCCGAGCGCCAAACTGATCGACGTCGGCAAGCCCGTCAAGACGCCCCCGCCGCAGATCCCGACTGCTCCCCCGCCGGGGGCAGCTCCTCCGGCGCCGCCCTCGCCTCCCACGGGTCCGGCGCCGGGGGCGATGCAGACCCAAAATCCTCCCGGCCCCAGCGGGCCAGCCCCGCCGATGGGGCCGCCCGGACCGCCGCCGGGCGCGCCGAGTCCACTCGGAGCGGCTGGAAACGCCAGTGGTCCTGGAGGCTCCCCGGCGCCAATTAGTCCACCCCCTGGCCCGATGGCGGGCGCCCCGCCGCCGCCGTTGCCGCAATCGCTCACCATGCCGCCGCCGCCGGTGTTCGATCACGCCACGATCGAGTTCGAAGTCTCGAAACCGATCATCAAGGTCGCCGGGGTGCCGCCGGAAGAGATGCGATTGGATCGCTACGCCAGAACCTTCCGCGACAGCCGGATCGTCGGCCACGAACGCATCGTCCCGGTCGATCAGCTGATTGCGATGGGCTACGACCGCGACCTTTGCCTGGAGCACATCCAGACCTCGGAGAGCGCCTTCACCGTCGAGCCGCAGTTGCGCAACGCCGCCCGCTTCATGGGCACCCGGATCGGCGATGGGGTCAAATATGGGGAATGGTATGTCCGCGTCGACAAGGATGGCGATGGCGTTCCGGAGCTGCGCTACATTTGCACCATGGGCGAGGACCAGCAGGTCGTCGCCGATGAGGAGGCGAACCGGATCAAGTTCGCGCTGTTTTCGTGTGATCCGGTCAGCCACACGATTGTTGGCGACTCTTTGGCGGACTACACGGAAGACATTCAGAGAATAAAAACCAATATGACCCGCGCCATCCTCGACAGCGCGGCGGAAAGCATCAACCCCAAAACCGTCATCAACGAACTCACCGTCACCGTCGACGACGCGCTCAACGACGACCTCGGCGCAGTGATCAGAAGCCGCGGCGATCCGCGCGACAGCGTGCTGTTCACCAACACCCCCTTCCTCGGCCAGCAAGCGCTGCCGGTGTTGGAGATGTTGAACGCTCAACTGCAGCGTCGAACGGGCTTGAGCGACGCCGCCAAAGGCCTCGATCCCAAAGCGTTGCAATCCTCGACCATGCTCGGGGTCGAGGCGGTGATCAACGGCGCCCAGGAGCGCATCGAGCTGGTCGCTAGGGTCTTGTGTGAGACTGGGTTCAAAGATCTGTTTTCCGGTCTGTTCAACGAGATCACCGAGAACCCGAACCAAGAGCGGACGTTGCAGATCCGCGGCAAGTGGACGCCCTACAACACCTCGACCTTCGATGCGACGATGTCCGTCGAGGTCAACGCCAATCTTGGCAAGGGCTCCGACCTCACCCGTATGCTGGCGCTCAATCAGATCAAGCAAGACCAACAATTGATCGTGACCACCTACGGGCTCAACAATCCGGTGTGCGGGATCCCGGAACTCATCAACACCATCACCGATATACTGGCCCTGGCCAACGTGAAAAATGTCGGGCGGTACTTCAAGACCCCGACGCCGCAACAGATGCAGCAGATCCTCAACGCGCCCAAGCCGCCCGATCCCAATCTGGTCGCCGCGCAGGCGCAGATGGAGAAGGTTCGCTCCGACACCGCCAAGGCGGTCGCCGAGCAGAACCTCAAGACCAAGCAGCTGCAGTCGGACAATGTGTTCAAGCATCTGACCCTGCAGGCCAAGACCGAATATGAGTTCAACAAGCTCGCGGTCGACGCTCAGAAGGCCGGGGTCGAGGGCGCGCACAAGCTCGGCCAGCTCGGCGCGACGTTGATGAAGAGCCAGTCCGACTCGGATCAGGCCGACAGCCAGAACCAGCTCGACATGGCCCAGCAGCAGCAGGCCTCCGACGATAGCGCCCGGCAGCATCAGCAGGCGATGACCCAGGCCCAGCTCAAGGCCGCTCAGCTCGCCAGTCAACACATGCAGAAGATGGCCCAAATCCATTCCGGCCACGTCCAGCAAATGACCGGGATGGCGGCCAACCATCACGCAGCGATGACTGGCCATGGGGTGCAGCAGATCAAGACCGTCGCGGGCGCGCTCGCTGGCGACGCCGATCGCGAGCACGAAGCGCATGAGAACGAGCTTGATCGCGGCCATGACGCGCTCAAGACCGCAGCCACTCTGACCAACCAGAAAGATTTGGCCAGGATGAAGCCGAGGCCTGCGCCGTGATCGCCAAGACCGATCCAGAGGTCGTCAAGGAGATCGCCAGGGAAGCGAGAACCATCCTCGACAACAGGGCTTTTCTGCAAGCGGTGATCGATCTGCGCAAGCAGTGGTTCGGCGAGTTGATGGACGCAAAAACGGATAGCCCGAAGGTGCTGGAGCTGATCGCGATGCTGAGGGCGCTGGAAGCCATTCCAGGCCGCCTCGCCAGCATGACGCACGATGCGCAGATGGCGCCGAGAGGACATGATGCCGGAAGGTTATGACGAGGCCGCAGTCGCGTTCTCGAACGAGATCGCGCCCCAGGTAAAACCGCGCGACAGCCGCGGCCAGTTCATTTCAGAGAACCCTAAGCCGGAGGCGATGTTCAGCCCACGGCCGATCGAGGGCGACCCGCTGACCGGAGACACGCGCGACGGCGGCGACAATCTGAGGCTGCGCGCGCGGGAAAGGGAGCTTGCAGATGGTCGGTTTGACGAGGGGCAAGACGGCGGGGATGAGACACGATCTCGCCGCGCGCCCGCCGAAGAAGAGCGGTCGAGTGGCCAACGACGTCGCGCCAATGACGCGCAGCGCCGTGATGCCGCCGCCGACGATGGACACCCAGGAGCCGAGGTTGAGCCGGAAGACTTCTGGGCCATCGCCGCCGAAGGCGACGACGTTCCACGGTCAGACCAGCTCACCGCGACCGAGGGCGACGGGCGGGACGCCGAAGGGGTGTCCGAGCGCGACGCCGAGGCCGAAAGGTTCGAGGTAAGCGCCGATGGCGAGACGTTCCACATCACGCTCGACGAAGCGTTGCGCGGCTATGTGCGTCAGCAAACCTTTCACAAGCGCATGGGGCAGTTGCAGCAAGGTCAGCGTGAGCTGGAGGGCGCGGTCAACACGTTGAGGGGCAATTACGCCCAGTGGCATCAGGATCGGCGGAATTACGAAGAGGATCTCGCCAACCTCATTCCCGCCGAGCCCAACTGGGATCAGGAGTTCGCGCGCGACCCCCAGGCGGCGCACGCCACCCAGAAGGTCTTCCAAACCATCTACAGCAAGCTCAACGCTTCGCGCGCGCTGCGCGTTCAGCGCGAGCAGGCCCAGGCGGCTGAGAATGATCGACAGGTGGCGGATTACGCGGTAAAGGGGTTCGAGCGTTTCGTCATGGATAACAAAATCCCTGATGAGCCGACGCTGAAGAAGAACCTGCAATCGATGCGGCGCACCGCAGCGGCGGCGGGGTTCAGCGAATATGAAGTCGCCACGGTCTATGACCCGAGGATGCTGACAGTCCTCCTCAAGGCGAGCAGGTACGATCGCATGATGGCGGCCCGGCCACGGGCTGTCGTTGCGGGCAAAGGTCGAACGCTACTACCGGGCGCCGCTACACCCCTCAGTGGGAATGGGCAACGGAAAGGGCTCGACGAAGCACTTCGCCGACAGGCGAGCAGCGGGTCGCTCGACGACACCGCACAAGTGTTCCGTAGATTGCTCTAACCCCGGAGACTTCCCTTGGCCAAGGTTACCAATGCCTTCACCACCTATATGGCGGTAGGCAACAGAGAAGACTTGAGTAACGCCATCTATAACATCGACCCGTTCGACACCCCGGTGATGTCGGCGGCAAGACGTCGTAACGTCAAGAACAGGTTCTTCGACTGGCAGACTGAGTTTCTACCTCTGGTGGCTCAGCCGACTGTGCCAGGCGCGCCCGCTGCGGGTCAACCCGGCGCTCCGAATGCGCAAGTCGAAGGTTTTGTTCTTGCTAATAGTCCCGCTCAGCCGACCATCCGGCTGCAGAACGCGACTCAGATCAGCGAGCGCGACGCCACCGTGTCAGGTTCGCAAGAGGAGTCGGACGCCGCGGGCAAGTCGTCGGAAATGGCGCACCAGATGGCCATGGCGTCGAAAGTCTTGAAATCCGACATGGAGACGGCGCTGTGCTCGCGTCAGGCGCGCAACGACGGCGTCGACGGCACCACCGCGCGGGTCACCGAGGGCTTCGCCCACGCGCTCGGGGCTGCGGTCAACAAGCAAGGCGCGGTTGGCGGCGCGGTCGCCCCCGACACCAGCCTGACTGGCTTGCCGACCACCCAGTACATGGCTTTCCCGGCCCCGGCGACGCCGGTGCAGCTGGCTGAGGACATGCTCGGCAACGCCATGCAGCAAGCCTACATCAATGGGGCGAGCCCTTCACTTTGGGTTGTGCCTCCAGGGCCCAAGAGAACAGTCAGCACTTTTGTCGGCAGATCAACAACTCAGGTCTTGGTCGGCAAGACTGAGGTGGTGAGCACGGTCGATGTGATTGCGACCGACTTCGGCCGAGTGAAGTGCGTTCCTTCCCGTTGGCTCGCGCCCGACGTTGGATTGCTGATCGATCCCGATTATATCGCGGTCGGTTTCTTCCGCGCCTTCCGTCAGTACCTGATGGCCCGAACCGGCGACGCCGAGACGCGCATGATCGTGGTCGAGTGGGGCGTGGAAACCCGAAACGCTCTAGCTCATATCCTGTTTAACGGCATCGCCCAAGCGACGCCGTAACATGGGCGAGGCGCGCCGTCGTTACATCGCTCGCGACGGCGTCGCCCGCAGGACGCTGGTCGACAGCGAGCGTCCAGACGGGTTCGTCATCCACACCGCAATGGACGTCGAGCCCGTCCTCGACTCGATCGCCCGCGATCGCGAGATCATGCGCAACGATGGCGACATCAAGCTGCTTGGGCGCCTGCCCTTGATCGTGGTCGAGGATTTGATCCGGCGCGGGCTCTATTTCGACCTCGACGCCTTCGACAAGTGGTGGAACTCCTACGAGGCCGATCCCTGGCGGATCTGGAAGGGGTCGGTCTGATGCCTTACGACCGCAAGTTCTTCTACGACAACGTCCGCAAGGATCTGTTCAAGGGCAACCTGACCCAAGATCAGGTCGACGGCATGAATTACCTGCTCGAAACGTGGGAGACGCATTTCGAGCAGAACAATCCGAACGACGGCACGATGTGGCTGGCTTACGCCTTGGCCACCTTTTTTCACGAAACCGATCAGCGCATGCAGCCGGTCGAAGAGTACGGCAAGGGCGCGGGCAAGAGCTACGGCAAGCCCGCCGGGCCGCATGGCCAGTGCTATTACGGGCGCGGCCACGTCCAGCTGACTTGGGAGGAGAACTACAAGAACGGACAGAAATTTCTCAAGGATCGCTATGGCGTGACCGCCACTATTCACCCCGAGGCGCACAAGATGCTGCACTCGCCGACCTCGGCCTTGGTCAGTTACGACGGCATGGTCTACGGCTGGTTCACCGGCGTTGGCTTGCCGAAATACCTTTCCAAGTCGAAAAACATCGAGGATCCGATCAACGCGCGCCGGATCGTCAACGGCACCGACAAAGCGCAGACCATCGCCAATTATTATTGGCTGTTTAAGAAAGCCCTCAAACAAATTCCGGCCGCCGCCCCGATGGTGGAGGCCGAGCTTCCTGGCCTGCCCGCCGGGTCCGCGATGCCGGAGCCGAGCTGATGAATGGCTGCGTCCGATCTGGTCGTTCCGCCGCCGACGCCGCGGATTTTCGACTATCCGGCGTCTATAGGGCTGGTGATCGCCGCTGTTCTGACGGTGTTTCTGGTGATCGCCGCCAGCAAGTTCGACAAAACCGGGGGTACGCTGACCATTTCGCTCTTGGTGATCCTGGCCTTTCTCGGGCTGGTCACCTTCTGCGCCTTGTTCACCATCCCGACCGACGAGATCACTTCGGGCGCGATTGGCGGCCTGGTCGCCGCCTTCGGCGCGGTGGTCGCCTATTGGCTCAGTCGAGGGAGGCCGCCTGAATGAGCCCGCTGGGTCTGATCCTCATCATCATCCTGGTGATCGTGCTGCTGGGCGGGATCGGGCCGCATTTCTATCAGGGCGCGCCCTGGCGGCCAGGCTATGGCCTCGGCAATCCTGGCATCGGCGTCGTCGGGGTGGTGCTGATCATTGTCCTCGTTCTGTGGCTCATGGACCGGATATGAACAACACAGCAAAGTATAGGGCTAAATATTATCGGGAAAATCGAGAGAAAGCTCTTGAGAGAGCTAGGCTTCATGCTGAGCGGAACAGTTCTACTGTTCTCATTAGACGCCGCATATGGGCCGGAAAGGTGAACCCCGGCGCTCTCCCGCCCTGGCTGACCGATGAGCAGCGCGAAGCCATGCAATGGTTTTACGATGAAGCGCGTCGGTTGACGAAAGAAACGAGGGTTTCACATGTTGTTGACCACATTCATCCTTTAAACGGCGCGCATTCGTGCGGCCTCCATGTTCCTTGGAACCTCCAAGTCCTAACGGACGCTGAGAACAAGCGGAAACGGTTCAGGGAGGACGGCGATTTCTGATTACACCACCTTCTGCGCTCAGATCGCCGAATGGGCCAATCGGCAGGATTGGTCGCAGGCGCTGGTGGCCTCGTTCGTCTCCATGGCGGAAGAGAAGCTGAACTCTAGGCTGCGCATTGGCCAGATGATCGCCACCAGCCAGAACACCGTCACTTGCGGCTGCGCGCCGCTGCCGGGCGATTGGCTGGAGACGGACCTTCTCTTGATGGCCAGCGCCTCGACCCCGACCGGCTGGGTGCCGTTGACCTACAAGGCGCGCGACGAGTTCTTTCGCCTGCCCGCCACGCCCTATTCCGGCACCTATGTCCAGAACTACAATTCGACCTGGCTTAATTACACGATCGAGGGGCTGACGATCTATTTCGGCGGCGCGCCCGATGAGGTCGAGGGCACGCTGTTTCAGATGAATTATTTCCAGCAAGTGCCGGTGATGGCGACGGTCGGGTCGAGTTGGGTCTACACCAATTATCCCTCATTGTACCTCTTTGCCGCGTTGATGCACGCTGGTTTTCATGCGGTCGGCGAGGAGCAGGGGGCGCTCACGTTCGGGCAACAGGTCGACAAGCGGATTGACGACCTCAACGCCGCCTGGCTGCGCGCCAAGGCGTCGGGTTCACGGCTGAAGCGCACCCGGGTGAGATCGTTCGGATGAACGACCAATGGATCCCCGGCCCGCCCGTTAAGCCGCCGACGTGGACGGTTAACCCGCTGCCGCCGTCGAACGACTGGAACGACACTGAAGGCTGTTCCGCGGTCAGCGGGCCCGCCATCGTTGACGGCGTGATCATCACCGGCGTGCCGGCGACGGTCAGCTCGCTGTACTGGCAGGTCAGCCTCAACGACGGCGGCGCGCCGCCGAACTTCGCCATCAACCATCTCAACGGCGCCGGCGCTGTGCTCGGTCCGGCGCTGTCGATCTCCGGCGCCGATCTCTCGGCCACCTTCGCCGGTCCGGTTTACCTGGCCCGCGATCCGGTCGAGCCGAAGGAGGCGGTCACTCTCGAATATCTGGAGGCGCATGGGGCGGGGGTCGAGGAGGTTCCCGACAACCAGACGTATGGGCGCACGTTAGGGGCCTGGAACCTGGTCGTTCCAGCGAGCGGCGGCGGTTACACCGGAGCGGTCACGCTGGGCGCGGGCGGCGCGGTGACTTCAGGCGCGCTGACCTTTTATGGCTCGGCGCTGGCTTATCTGCCTACGCTCGCGCAGCTGCAGATTGGCGATGGTCCTGCGGGTCAGGTGCCGACAGCGGACGGCAGCGGCAATCTGACTTGGACGACGCCGACGACGGGCGGACCTTACTTGCCGCTTTCGGGCGGCACCATCACGGGTTCGCTGACGGTCAATCAGGTTCTGACCGTGCAGGGCTCCAACAGTCTGGTGCTTAATGGGCCAAACGGCAATCAGCGCGCCATTCTCGGTCAGACTTCGACGCTGACGCGCTGGCAATTGATGCTGGGCGATGGAACGAGCGAGGGGTTGAACAACACCGGCTCGAATTTCTCCCTCACCGCCTACGCCACGGCAGGCGGTTTTCTTGGCAATTGGCTGACCATCGCGCGGGCGGACGGGTCGACGACCTTCAACGGCTCCGGCGTCACCATTGCGGGCGGCCTGGCGGTCAATGGGCTCCTGGCGCTCGCCAGCCCGAACAATCTGGCGATCTACGGCGGCAACCCCGGCGACGTCCTGTCGACCAATGGCTCAGGGATCTTGTCCTGGGCGGCCCAGACAGGCGGCGGCGGTCCTTCCGGGCCTCCGGTGACCATTTCCGCTACACCCCCCTCAGCGGCCTCCGCAGGCGATCTATGGTGGGATAGCGTCGGCGGGCAATTGTACATTTGGTATACGGACGCCAATTCCAGTCAGTGGATCATCGCGGTTAATACGGGTTCAAGCGGCGGCGGCGCCTCCATCTCGGTTGGCGCGACCCCGCCGGTCAATCCGAGCGTCGGCGCTTTGTGGTGGGATGCGGTCGGGGCCCAGATGTATCTCTGGTTCAACGACGGCAACAGTTCACAATGGGTTCCGACGACCAATCAAATGGCCGGCGTGTCGCCCGCTTCGACCACGGTCCTGGGCGGGGTCAAGGTCGACGGAACGTCGATCAAGGCGGCGGCGGACGGCACCATTTCGACCGTGCTCATCCCGATGGGCGACAACCGGCTCATCAACGGCGACATGCGGATAGACCAAAGAAACAACGGCGCGAGTGGGACGGCGATTGCCAGCGGGTACTGGATTGATCGCTGGCTTTATTTCGCGACCCAGCCTGGGCAATTTCAATGCGGGCGTAATCTTGGGCCTCCCGGCAGTTTTGCGCCCGGGTTCCCTTATTGCTTGGGCTTTGGATCACTATCCGCCTACGCGCCGCTTGCTGGCGATACGTTCGGCTTCTCCCAGATGATCGAAGCCGACATGGTGAGCGATCTTCAATGGGGAACGGCGAACGCCCAGCCGGTGACTTTGTCGTTCTGGGCGATTTCGACGTTGAACGGCACATTTAGCGGCTCAATCCGTAACGCGGCGACGACGCGCTCATATCCCTTCAGTTTTTCTGTTCCTTCCAGCGCGGTGTGGACGAAGATTGTCATCACCATCCCCGGCGACACCGCTGGCGCATGGGTGATGAGCGGCAACGCTGGAGCGTTGAGCGTCGCCTTCGACTTGGGCGGAAGCACGACTTATCGCGCTCCTGCGGGAGCTTGGGCGACGGGCAACTTTGTCGGCGCGAATGGCGCGATCAGCGTCTGTGCGACCAACAATGCGAGCTTTTATGTGACCGGCGTCAAGCTCGAAGTCGGCTCGGTCGCAACGCCCTACAATCGGCAGTCGCTTGCCAAGTCCTTGGCGGATTGTCAGCGGTATTATTACAGTGGGCCTAATGAATATACTTCTGGATGGGCCGACGCTCCCTTAGTTATATACGATATTAGAGCGCTTAAGCAGTCAATGCGGGTTGCTCCTACGATTACTATAAACGCTAATCATTATGATAATGCGACAGATATTGGATTAGGGAGCTCAACGGCAGATGATTTTTTAGTCGTACTTACGGCGGCTACCACAGTTAATATGGCTGGTGCTTGGTATACGTACACCGCGGACGCGGAGCTATGATCGACTTTCCCGCCAGCCCTACCCTCGGCCAGGCGTTCGTCGATCCGGCGACCGGCCTGCGATGGGTGTGGGACGGGACAAAATGGAAGGCGAGCGGCTTGGCGACGCCCCCTTTGCCGGTGGCGATGAATGATAACAGAATTATCAATGGAGATATGCGGATCGATCAAAGGAACGGTGGTGCGAGCGGGACGGCGTATAACTACACTGTTGACCGCTGGCAATGTACTGGGACGGTGGCTGGGCAGTTTACTTGGCAGCAAACGAACAATGGTGGTTGTCCAGGTTTTCCCTATGCGCTCAGAGCGATTTCGAACTCGGCGCACACAGTGGCCGCCGCCGATACATTCTATATCTTGCAACCAATTGAAGCCGATATGGTGTCGGATTTTCAATGGGGCGCAGCGGGCGCGCAGCCAGTTACTCTGTCGTTCTGGGTCTATTGTACTCTGACCGGCACGTTTAGTGGCGTGATCGGCGCGGCTGTCTCTGCCGCGCCATTCCGCTCTTACCCATTCACCTATTCGATCCCGGTTGCGAATACTTGGACGAAGATCGCCATTACCATCCCCGGTGATACAATTGGACCGTGGGTGATGAGCGGTAACAGTGGCGCGATAAATCTTCTCTTTGATCTCGGTTCTGGGGCGAACTATCACGGCCCCGCAAACGCATGGGCGTCGGCTAATTATGTTGGCGCGACCGGCGCGGTTAATCTCGTCGCAAGCAATGGCGCGGGTATTTTGTTCACTGGCGTCAAGCTGGAGATTGGCAGCGTAGCCACGTCGTACAATCGACAATCGCTGGCGAAGAGCTTAGCAGATTGCCAGAGGTACTATGTTGGCAACGGTTATTTCAATTATGCTGGCTTTGCTACTGAAATCGCACCAATAAGCATATCGCAGACGTTTCCAACTAATATGCGAGCGCCTCCGACTATAGTCGTGACGCCTCAAGGCTCTTTAAATATAACCAACCCTCTTGTTGGTCCTGTAGATGGAACGTATTATGCTGTTGGTGGTCAATCAACTGCGGCTGGCAATTTTATTTATTATGGCACCTTTACTGCAAGCGCGGAGCTTTGACCATGACCTCTACGCATGCTTGACTTCCCCGCCAGCCCCATAATTGGCCAGCAATTCACCGCTGCGGGCGTGACCTGGATTTGGGACGGCGCGAAGTGGTTGCCGAGCGGCCTTTCCCCCACCGTCGCGCCGGGGATCAACGACAACCGCATCGTCAACGGTGACATGCGGATCGATCAGCGGGGCGTCGCCAGCGGCGCGGGTGGGACAGCGGCCGGTTATACTATCGATCGCTGGCAATACTCTGGGATACAGGCTGGCAAAGGAACGTGGACTCGCCCCAATGTCGCTTGTCCTGGGTTCCCTTATGCCTTGATGTTCACATCGTCGTCGGCTTACGCCGTTGTGAACAACGATATCTTTCTCTTCCTCCAAAACATCGAAGCCGACATGATCAGCGATTTCGCTTGGGGAACACCCAATGCGCAGCCGGTCACCTTGTCGTTTTGGGCTTATTCCAGTCTGATCGGGACGTTCAGCGGTGGGATCCGCAATCTCGCTATCCAGCGTGCTTATCCATTCACTTACTCGATTTCGACCGCGAACACTTGGACGAAGATCAGCGTCACCATTCCGGGTGACACGGTTGGCGCATGGCCGCTTTCCGGCAATGGAATTGGTGCGACGCTGGGTTTTAGCCTGGGGGCTGGGACTGGGACGTACAGCGCTCCCGCCAATGTATGGGGCTCGACCTACGCTCTCGCTGCGCCTGGCGCGGTCAGCGTCGTCGGGACCAACGGCGCGATTTTTCAGATCACCGGCGTCAAGCTGGAGATCGGTTCGGTAGCAACGCCGTTCAATCGGCAGTCGTTAGCGAAGTCTATGGCGGATTGCCAGAGGTATTATCAGACACTTGGTCAGGCTATGTTAGTGTCTGGGTATAGTGCTGCTGGTAATAATCTTTATTTTCCAATGCCGTTTCCGGTTGTTATGCGAGCGGCGCCTACGGTTGCTTATACTGGCATTGTTTACGGAAATTCTTCTGCTCTCGCTGTTGGCGCTGTTACAGCAAATATGGTTGTCAATCAATGTTTGGCTACGGCGGTTGGCTTGGCTTACGCCCAAGCGACGGCTTCAATGAGCGCGGAGCTTTAACCATGACCTATACGCAAGTCTGGGATCATATGAACAACCAGCCGCACGACAGCCTCATCGTGCGCGACGAGGACGGCGCGTTCATCCCCATGGACCCGGACAATATCGACTGCCAGGATTACCTCGCCTGGCTCGATGGGGGCAACGCGCCTAAAGCCGCCGCGCCGCCGCCAACGCTGTTGCCGGAAATCGCGCCGGTCGAGGACCGCGTCGCCGATCTTGAAACGAGGGTCG